TAAGTTCTTTATCACCCATTTTAGCAATCTTTTGATAACCTTTTAGAACTGATTGCATTTCTTTAGATAGTTTCTTTAATGCATCAACTTCTTGTTGTTTGATTTCTGTTATAGTTTCTTCTTTAACTGATTCATTAGTAGCGAATGCAGTTTGCATAACATCTTCGATTGCTTTTACTTCTTTTTTATCAAAACCGAATTTCTTCATTTTCTTTGATAATAAACTTGCAATCTCATATGTGTCCGATGTTCCACTGCCTGGCACTACATTTACATATTTCTTTAACATTCTATTATTTTTCATTGCATTTGCAATGTTAATATTAGATATTTTTGTGTGATAATTTACAGTTTCATTTACAATAACCTCTTCTTCTTCTTTAAACACATTTTCAACTGATGACATAAACTTCTTTAATTTATTTGCATCACCTGATACAACAACTCCGTCTTTACCTGACCAAGAAATTTTAGTTTTCTTTGATGTTAGTCCGAATTTACTTGCCATTTTAGTAACAAGATTTGTTTGAAGTTTATCATCAACATGGATTACCATGTCTGCATTTTCTGATACAGTTTCTTCTTTAATTTCCTTTACTTCAAACTCTTCGTTGTAAGGGAAACCTTTTAGAGGATTATCGAATACTTGTGTGAATTGTTTTTTTGCATTAAGTTTCTTCTTCTCATTCTGAAGTTGAAGACCTTCTACATATTCTTCTACCTTCTGGCCAGGTGTGTCGTGTTGATATGCAAGTACGATTTCGGGTGTTCCCTGTTCCCATACTCCGTTGTTAAATTTATTTCCTTTTGCCATTTGGTAAACACCCCTTTTCCTTTAGTTTGTCCCTCATACGAGGTTCTTTTCTGTTGTAATTCTGAGAAACAATACTAAGATTAGACTTATCGTTGTTCATAGGATTGTTATCCTTATGATGTACGTCTTTATCTGCAGTAAGTTTCTTACTGTTCTTTAAACTTCTTCGTGCTTCATTTCTCTTTGCACGTCTTTTAATCTGTTTAGGGTCTGAGTGATAATTCTCATATTCCTTTTTGTAATCTCTATCCTCTTCGACTTCTTCAGATTTCTTATTTCTTTTATCATAGTCTTTGATAGATTTTCTTGCAATTTTCATCATTGCCTTTTGATGTGCTTTCTGTTGAGACTTAGTTTTGTCTCTTAGTCTCTCTGCATATCCTTCTTCTAACTCTTCACCGAACTTAAGGAATAATCTGTGTTTGTCTTGTCCTTTATCGGTTACTTTATGTCCAACCATTGCACCTAATGTATTTATGATTGATACACCTTTTTCTTGGTTCTTTAGAAATTCTTTCTCAACCTTGAGTCCAATCTTCTTTAAAATAACACCCAAAACATCTCTATAGTCTGAAACATACTTACCTTCTTCTACCGATTCGTTGGAAAGTCTATCTCGTTCTGACTCCCCGTCCTTTTCTTTTGAAAGTTTTTCGTTATCTCTTTCATGTCTCAACTTAAGTGCTTCAAGTTCTTTCTCTTGTTTCTCTTTAAGTCTTTCCATCTCTTCGACTTGTTTTGCTTTAAGTTCTGCTTGTTTAACTGCAACATTTTCGTTGACTGTTTCTTCGGGAACACAATTGGGCACCATTTTGTCCCCTTTCTTTTTCATACCTTTTTGTGTGTATCCGTCCCAACATTCATCTTGTTCACCCATGACCAAACCACTTAACTGTTGAACTACAACTGTTAATTGTGAAGTGTTCATTGTTGATAATGCTTCTAATTGTTTTTTACTAAGACCTTTAATTTTCGATAGTACCTTTTTGACATCAACTGATTCTTCGATTGATTCACCTCTGACTTTCTTTGCAAGGTCTTGGTCTGCACCACCCCATGTTCCTTTACCTTTAGTGATAAAAGAATTAACACGTGCCATTGCCCATTGGGGTGCAGTTGCGCCAGGTCTATGACCAGTCTTATATGCAGCTAATCCTCTATCGTAAACTTTCTTTAAGATAGATTTAGAGATACCCGATTTTTTTGCTTTTGCATCGAGTCCTTTATCTTCATTAAACATTCTATCAAATTTCATAGTGTGTTTAGACTTTTTAGTCTCTGCAGATGCATCGCCAGGTGCTGGGCCACTCTTTTTTGCTTTGAAGTGTGCATCTCTTTTATCTTTTGTGGACTTAGACATATCTCCTGCATAGTATTTTGCAGGTTGAGTTCCATCCTTGTCTTTGACATCTTTGTCTTGTTTTACTTCGTTGAGTATCTTATCTAATAAATCCATAGTACTATTTATGATTTCTTTAACTGTAGTTCTTGGTCTTTCCACTTCTTTGCAAGTTTATTACTTGGGAATGAAGTAGTCCATCTCAAGAGTTTTGCATAGAGTTTGTTTGCTTTAGTTTGTAGTGATTTTAAATCATCATCATTTGATACTGATAAGAAGTCACCTTTGAATATTCTCTGTAATGCTATCATGTTTCGAGTTGAATTATTCCAATCTTTCTCTACTATTTCGGGTGGTAATTTCCTTGGTCTCTCTGCATTTCGTTTTTGTGCAAATGCAAGTGATGTACTAACATGTATCATCTTAGATTCGTATCCAATACCATCTAACATTTCTTTGTATTGTTTGACTTTATCTAAGTTTGCACTGGTAGTGTCAAATATCAATCCAAGTCTACCATCAATATACATATCCATACCCTTTCCAGTCACCCTTTTTGCATTTGCACGGATAGGGTCTACTTTACTAAAGTCTGCACCTCTAAGGTCAAGTGTCATTCCTGCTTTCTTTAGACCTAGTTCAAATGCTTTATCTGTATTTACTAGTTTAAGACCAAGTGATTTTAGTGCAAGTGCATCAACTACTGTTGACTTACCACTGCCTGGCCCTCCACTAAAGAAAACTGCTTTGAATGTGCCAGGGTCATAGACCCCTTCTGTAATCAAATCTTCATACATGTATGTGGGTAGTGTACCTTCTGCAATACCCATTCCCTTTCTTACTGCTTTATAAAGTAGTTCTTTGTCTTTCTTGTTTCTTGTTGGAACACCTTCTGCAAACTCATCATACCTTCCGTCTTGTGCAAGACCTCTAAGTTTTGATGCACTCATTCCACTAGTGTCATCTGCATCGGGGTCTCTCTCTCCTGCAGATACAACAAGAATGTCATCAAACTTGTAGTACCCATGTCGTGCTTTGACTCCGTTATACTTTTTCAATAACATTTCAAACTCTCTGATTCTATCTGAACCAACTACCATTTTGATTTTGTTATACTTTTGGTTGTGTAACTCTACTGCAATTTCAAATACAGTTCGTGTTTGTGAGTCAACAATTATCCTACCAAAGAACTTTCTTAAGAACTTAATCTTATCTCTATGACTTAAAGGATTCTTCTTTGTATCGGTTGAATGTGATGTAAAAATCAATGGAGTATATCCAGTAGATTCCTGTTTGAGTTTGTCTACTAACTTAGCATGACCTGTTGTAGGTGGATTGAATCTTCCAAATGAAAACACTGCACCTTTATCTGTTGCTTCTGTTAAGAATTTATTAAATGTTTTCATTAGGTATTATCCTGTATTTAAGTAAAGGTTTACCATTAATTGTAATGTCTCCCTTTTCGTTCTTACCTATATCTTTAACAACAATTTTCTTGTTCTTAAATTTACCACCAAGTATAGTATCACCTATATTTATACGGACTCTAATATCCTCATTGAACTGACCAAATGATTTCATTACTTGTCCCAGTCCTTTGCAACAGTAAAGTTGTTGAATGCAAACTCCATTCTATCTACAAGTTTTACTGCTTTACCATTAGTATCAATTGCAACATAACCTTCGGGGTTTACCGTTTCAAATCCTGTTGCAGTCTTCTTAAAAGTACCGATTGATTTGACTCTGTTTAATGCATTGATAATAAGTTGTTTTGATATCACTAATCCATTCATGAATTTAGTTAGTGCTTCTATAGTTGTTTTAAGACCTCTAAGTTCTGCATAGACTTGTTCACCAATCTCTTGTTTGATTTGTTTAGTCTTTTCCATCTTAACCTTTGCAACTACTTTATCTCTCCAGTAGTTTTCAAAGTGTTTTAGATATCCCTCATAGGTTGGGTTGAATTTTCCTTGTCTGATTTGTGCATTACAGTATGTCTTATAAGATGCACCAGCACCTTTTGCATTAATCATCTCTTGCACTTTTTGAAATTTAACTAAGTTTGGTTTTGTAATCTTATGGAATTGTTTACCTGTTGCACTTAGTGTTTGTGTTAACTTTAATGTTTCCTTTGCAGTCATCGAACCTTTACCACTGACATCCTTATATGATGCATCGTCTACCCATACATCACTGCTCTTACCCAACTTAGATGTATCTGCACCGAATGATGCACTTAGTGTTTCAATACTAGTCCCCGAATAGGTTGTGTGAAATACTATTCCTAGTTTTGCACGGTCAATTTCTTTACCCACTTCAGAATCTTTCTGAATTGCATACAAGATAGTGTTGGGTTGGAATGTGATGAAGTCTTCTCCATCAATAGTTTTCTCATTTTTATCATCAGTGAACATTAAATCGCCCTGCAATATATCAGAAAATGATAGTGCAGACAAATACTTGTATGAGTCTAAAAACTTAGATTCTAATGCACCACTTAGTTCGGGTGCATCTTTAATTTGTTGTTCTGAAGTATAGAACTTAGGTTCTTTATTAAATAAGGATTTCTTTGCAACAAAGAATTGATTGGTTTCGGGGTGTTTACCACAAAAGATTGCAGGAGCTCCATCCCACTTAAC